TAATTTTGATTACATTGAACAAATTACGGATTACATTAATTCATTATTAGACGCACAAGAAAAAGGTGAGTTAGATTATTCATTATGTATTATGTGGGATTCTGTTGGTTCAGTTCCTTGTAAGATGACATATGAAGGTAAAGGTGGTAAACAACATAATGCATCTACTCTAGCCGACAAAATTGGTATGGGAATCAACCAAAGAATTTCAGGATCACGTAAATCTGATTCTAAATTTGAAAATACATTAATTATTGTAAACCAACCTTGGGTTGAATTACCTGACAATCCTTTTGGACAACCTAAAATCAAAGCAAAAGGTGGAGAAGCGATTTGGTTAAACTCATCATTGGTATTTTTGTTTGGGAATCAAAAAGGCGCAGGAACAACTAAGATTACTGCAACCAAAGACAAACGAACAATCAAATTTGCGTCAAGAACAAAGGTGTCAGTTATGAAAAACCACATCAACGGACTTGGATTTGAAGACGGGAAAATTATTGTAACACCACACGGGTTTTTACCTGGAAAAGAGGCTTCTGAAGAGAAAGCATCAATTGAACAATACAAAAAAGAATACGCTGAGTATTGGAAAGCAATCATCGGAGTTGATGGTGACTTTGATTTAAAAGCGGAAAAAGAAGAAGTATAGTAAGAACCCTGTAATACTACAGAAATGACAAAGACGTTATTGGTTGACGGAAACAACCTATTAAAAATTGGATTTCACGGAGTTAAAGATTACTTTAACAAGGGAGAACATATTGGAGGTCTTTGGCACTTTCTAAACACATTACGTAGGTTTATAGATGAAGAAAACTTTGGTAAGGTGGTTGTATTTTGGGACGGAGAAACCAGCTCTTCACAGAGAAGGTTAATCTACCCAAAATATAAACTTCACCGAAAAGCTCCTGAAAATGAAATGAAGGAGGAGTCATTTAACAAACAAAAACATAGAGTTAAGGAATACCTTGAAGAAATGTTCGTGAGACAAATTGAGTTCCCAAACTCAGAGGCAGATGATTTAATTGCCTATTATTGTCAAATATCTAAAGGAGAAGATAAAACCATTTTTAGTGGAGATAGAGACCTTACACAACTTATCTCTGATGATGTGACAATCTATTCACCTAATACCAAGAAGTATTATAAGAAGGGAGATAATATCAAATTACACGATATTGAGATACCTCACTACAATGTAAAAACATTTAAGATAGTTTCTGGAGATAAATCAGATAATATTGATGGTATATATTACTTAGGTGAAAAAACTTTTGTGAAGTTATTTCCTGAGATACTTGAAAGAGAAGTTTCTTTTACCGATATTTTAACAAGAGGTGATGAACTACTAAAAGAACAAAAGGACAATAACGTTTTAAAAAATCTTTTAACGGGAAAAACCAAAGAAGGGATTTATGGGGATGAGTTTTTTGAAATCAATAAAAAAATTGTTGACTTATCAAACCCATTAATATCTGACGAAGGAAAAGAATTAGTCGAATCATATTACTCTGAGTCATTGGATCCTGACGGAAGAGGATATAAGAATCTAATTAGAATGATGATGGAGGACGGCATCTTTAAATACCTTCCAAAAAATGATGAAGCGTGGGTTTATTTTTTAAAACCATTCTTAAAACTAACAAGAAAAGAAAAAACAAAATTTAAAACAAAAAAGTAAAATTATGAAAGAACAAAACGACATCACAAAGGTTGAATTCTTAATGACACTTAACAATAATTTTGTAGTCCAAAGATTCTTTAACGTAAAAGGTTTTAACCCTAAAGCTAAAAATAGCGTAGAGTTAACCGAATACATTAAAGATTTGGCTATGGAGTTACAAACAAAGTTAAGAAATAAGACGGTTGTGTATATGTTAGAAAACAGATTTCAAATTGAAGAGGATTCGTCAATCCTTGAAACATCAAACACTGATGGTCCTGAAACATTTAACATTATTTTAAAAATTGGAAATGAGACAATTTGTCATAGAATCTTTGATGCGAAAGTATACCCACCAAAGGTAAGATATACCCTGGATATACGCCCATCCATAAAAAACATTTTAAGAGAGTTAACTGACATTTTATCAGAGAGAAATTTATCTTTTGATATGATGAATTATTCATTGGCTTAATGGTATTTATTAAAACACAGAACAAAAATCTATAAAATATGTCAGACAAAAAGAACTTCGGATACTTAGGAAATACCTTTCAAATACAACTTTTAAACAATATAGTAACATACAAAGATTTCGCTAATTCCATCATTGAAGTTATTGATCCCCACTATTTTGATAATCAATATTTTAGAATCATTTGTCAAATGATTAAGGAGTATTATACAAAATATGAACACACTCCGACATTTAACACTCTTGAACAATTAACAAAATCAGAAATCAGCTCACCTATGGCTCAAAAGAGTATTTTAGATACGTTAGAACAGGTTAAGAATGTGGCTGATGAGGGATCTATATTTGTTCAAGAAAAGTCCTTAAAATTCTGCAAACAACAAGAACTCCAAAAAGTTATGGTAAAGACTCAATCAATCATTGATAAAGGTGATTTTGAGAGTTACGATAAGTTGGAAGAAATGGTGAGAGGTGCTCTCCAAGTTGGTGAAGTAGATAAAGGAACTGCGGATGTGTTCTTTAACCTTGATGAGGTATTAAATGATGATTACAGACATCCAATCCCTATTGGAGTCCCCGGTATTGATAACTTATTAAAAGGAGGATTAGCCAAAGGAGAGATTGGCGTTATTTTAGCCCCTACCGGAGTTGGTAAATCAACATTTACAACAAAAATTGCAAACCACGCATTTAACTTAGGTTACAACGTACTTCAAATATTTTTTGAAGATAACCCAAAGATAATCCAAAGAAAACACATAACACTTTGGACTGGAATTCACCCTGACGATTTAACTGAAAGAAGGGAAGAGGTAATGGAAAAAGTTAAACAGATTCAAGAATCAAGAAAAAACAAGTTGATTATGAAGAAGTTGGCTTCCGATACCGTAACTATGAATCAGATTAAAAACCAAGTTAGAAAAATGATTGCTGAAGGTAATAAAGTTGATATGATTATTTTAGATTATATTGATTGTGTTGTACCTGACAAAAATCTTGGTGACGAATGGAAGTCTGAGGGTTCAGTAATGAGAGGGTTTGAAGCAATGTGTCACGAGTTAGATATCGCAGGATGGACAGCAACACAAGGAAATAGAAACTCAATATCTGCGGAAGTAGTAACCACCGACCAAATGGGGGGATCAATTAAAAAGGCACAAGTTGGTCACGTGATTATTACGGTGGCTAAGAGTCTACAACAAAAAGAGATGAATTTAGCAACCATCGCAATTACTAAATCTAGAATTGGTAAAGATGGGGTTATATTTGAAAACTGTAAATTTGATAACGGTATGTTGGAAATCGACACAGAACAAAGTGTTACATTCCTTGGACACGAGGAACAAAAAGAAGAAAGAAACCGTAGCAGAATTAAAGAACTGTTAGAAAAGAAAAAACAAAAAGAACAAGAATCTTAAAATAAAATTATTAAAATAAATTAAAATGGATATTTCGCAAAAAATATTAAGTGACATTACTGTCTTTATGAAATACGCTAAGTTTCAACCCGAAAAGAACCGGAGAGAGACTTGGGAAGAGTTGGTAACTCGTAACAAAGAGATGCACCAACGTAAGTACCCACACATCAAAGATGAGATAGAAGAGGTATATAAAATGGTATATGACAAGAAAGTGTTACCATCAATGAGATCATTACAATTCGGTGGCAAACCAATTGAGATTTCACCAAACAGAGTTTATAATTGTGCATATATGCCAATTGATCACGTTGACTCATTCTCTGAAACTATGTTTTTACTTTTAGGTGGAACAGGTGTTGGATACTCAGTTCAAAAACATCACGTTGAAAAATTACCAGATGTTAAAAAACCAAATCCTGATAGAACAAGAAGATACCTAATTGGTGATTCTATTGAAGGATGGGCAGACGCTATTAAAGTATTAATGGAATCATATTTAGGTTACAAATCATCAACCCCTATATTTGATTTTTCAGATATTAGACATAAGGGTGCGATGCTTGTAACATCAGGAGGAAAGGCTCCAGGACCTCAACCATTAAAAGATTGTATTCACCACATAACAAAAGTGTTGGATAACAAAAAAGACGGTGAAAAACTAACACCAATTGAAACTCACGATATCGTATGTCATATTGCTGATGCGGTACTTGCAGGTGGGATTAGAAGAGCAGCACTTATCTCATTATTCTCAGCAGATGATGAAGAAATGATTTCTTGTAAATCAGGAAGTTGGTGGGAACAAAACGCACAAAGAGGTAGAGCTAATAATTCAGCAGTACTTCTTCGTCACAAAATCACAAAAGAATTCTTTATGGATTTGTGGAAACGTATTGAGTTATCAGGAGCAGGAGAACCAGGAATCTATTTATCTAACGATAAAGATTGGGGAACAAACCCTTGTTGTGAAATAGCACTTCGACCATTCCAATTCTGTAATTTGTGTGAGGTTAACGCTTCAGATATTGAATCACAAGAAGATTTCGATGCAAGAGTAAAGGCGGCGTCATTCATTGGTACACTACAAGCGGGGTACACTGACTTTCATTATCTAAGAGACATTTGGAAACGAACAACTGAAAAAGACGCACTTATTGGTGTTGGAATGACAGGTATTGGTTCAGGTGTTGTTTTGGGTTACGATATGAAAAAAGCCGCTAAGATGGTTAAAGAAGAAAACGAAAGAGTTGCTGGACTTATTAAAATTAACAAATCGGCAAGAACAACAACCGTTAAACCGTCAGGTACCTCATCATTGGTATTAGGTACTTCATCAGGAATCCACGCTTGGCATAATGATTTCTATTTAAGAAGAATCCGTGTTGGTAAAAACGAATCAATCTATTCTTACTTGGCAATTAACCACCCTGAGTTAATTGAAGATGAGTTTTTCCGTCCTCACGATACGGCGGTTATTAGTATACCACAAAAAGCACCCGAAGGTGCGATTATAAGACACGAATCTGTATTCCAAATGTTGGAAAGAGTTAAAAAAGTATCTCAAGAATGGATTAAACCTGGACATAGAAACGGACAAAACTCACACAACGTATCTGCAACTGTTTCAATTAAAGAAGATGAGTGGGACTTGGTAGGTGAATGGATGTGGAATGAGCGTAATTATTACAATGGTTTGTCGGTATTACCTTATTCTAATCATACCTATAAGCAAGCACCTTATGAGGATTGCACTAAGGAAGAGTATGAAAGATTACTTAAATCATTAACAAATGTTGATTTAACAAAAGTTATTGAATTACAAGATAATACTGATCTAAGAGGAGAGGCTGCGTGTTCAGGTGGGGCGTGTGAAATTGTTTAAAATAAAAAGTATTTCCGAATAGTGAGTTATTTATATTTTCTCACTATTCGGTATATTTATATATATGGGAAAAAAGGGTATAACAAAATATTTTGGTTTATTTGAAAAAAAACAAAGATTTGGTAAATATGAGGTAATTGATGGTAACGTTAGTATTGATGGAGAGGCTAAAGTTTCTTGTATTTGTGATTGTGGAGATATACATAATGTTGCCTGTTATACATTACTAAAAGGAACAAGTAAGGGATGTAAATTATGTACACAGTCAAGACCTAAAGAGTTAAACCCCGCTTGGAAAGGATATGGAGATGTACCTGGAAAAAAATTATCAAGAATTATTAAAGGGGCAAAAAATAGAAATATAAATGTTAATATAGATATAAAATTTTTATCAGAATTATATGAAAAACAAAATGGTAACTGTTTTTATACTGATTTACCAATTAATTTTGATGATGGTTCCGCGTCCTTAGAAAGGGTTAATAGTAAAATTGGTTATGAAGAATCTAATGTTGTTTGGGTTCATAAAAATGTTAACATTATGAAGAGAGATTTATCTTATGAAGAATTTTATAATGTGTGCAAATTAGTGGTTGAAAATAAAAAAGAAAATATTTAAAAAATAATTAAAATGAATGTAGGAGCATCTAAAGATTGGGTACAACAATTATATGTTAGAGAGTTTGGACCTAAACTACAACAAACTGATTTTTATTACGATAAACAAGGTAGAATGGTAATGACTGAGGAGTATCACAAAAAACGAGGTAAATGTTGTGGAAATGGATGCCTCCATTGTCCATATGAACCAATACACAAAAGAGGTAATACTAAATTACAGTAATTAATACATAAATCCCGGCACTACGTCGGGATTTTTTATTTTATATCTATTTATAAGAAAATTCGCAACATTATATTTATTAAATATGGCAGACGGTATTACTTATGGTTTAGGTTTCCCTTTTAGACAAAGTCAGAAGGGGGATTATGTTAATTTAACAGAAACAACTGGCGATGAAATAAGGAGTAATCTTATTCATTTACTACTAACTAGACGTGGTTATAGGTATTATTTACCTGATTTTGGTACTCGATTATATGAGTTTATTTTTGAACCTCTTGATGGACAAACGTTTGACACAATTAAAAGTGAGATTGAGGAATCGGTAGAAAAATATATACCTAACTTAACTATTGAAAATATAACAATTGAAGCGTACATCGATTCTGAACCGTCTTTAGGTGAGTTGTCTTCAGAACAGTTTGATATACCTATTTATAGAGTACCTGGTGCTAATACCGAGGAATATACCGCAAAGGTTAAAATTGAATATACTGATGATAATAACCCATTCGGATCGAAAGAATTTGTAATTATAAATTTATAAAATTATGGCAAATAAAAAAATATCATATACTGAAAGAGATTTTGAAGGAATAAGACGAGATCTTATAAACTTTACCCAACAGTATTATCCCGAACTCATACAAAATTTTAATGATGCTTCTGTGTTTTCCGTATTGATGGATTTAAACGCTGCGGTTGCAGATAATTTAAATTTTAATATAGACAGAAGTGTACAAGAAACCGTATTACAATACGCTCAACAACGATCTTCAGTATTTAATATTGCAAGAACCTATGGGTTAAAAATTCCGGGTTACCGTCCTTCAGTTGCGATTGTTGACATCTCAATAACGGTACCACCATTTGGTGATGCTGAGGATGTTAGATATTTAGGATTATTAAGGGCAGGGGCTCAGTTTAATGGAGGAGGAACAACCTTTGAAACATTATATGATATAGACTTCTCAAGTCAATTTAATAGAGAGGGGTTCATTAATAGAACCAAAAAACCAATCTTTAATCAGGATAACACAATTAGTAATTACTTAATAACAAAACGAGAAGTTGTGGTTAATGGAACTACTAAAACTTTTAAAAAAGTAATTAATAATTCTGACGTTATACCATTTTATAACTTTTTCCTACCTGAAAAAAATGTTTTGGGAGTCACGTCAATAATACAAAAAGACGGAACATCTTATCAAAACACGCCGACTTACTCTGAATTTAATAGTGCTAATAATAGATGGTATGAGGTAGATGCTTTAGTTGAGGATACTGTATTCATTGAGGACCCAACAAAACCAATCGATAACGCTGGAGTTAAAGTTGGTAAATATCTTAGAACTGATAATAGATTTATAACTGAATACACCCCAGAAGGGTTTTTAAAGATTCAGTTTGGTGCAGGAACAACAACTCCTGACGAACAACTTAAAAATTTTACATTAACCGGAGTACCATTAAAATTATCTAATTACCAAAACAATATCGGTTTAGGGTTAACAGTTAAACCAAATACAACATTATTTGTTCAGTATAGGATTGGTGGGGGGTTAGCGTCTAATATTGGTGTTGGGGCTATAACACAAGTGGGAACAATTGATTTTGTGGTTAATGGTCCTTCAGATCAATTTAACCGAAATACAATACAATCAGTACAGGTAAATAATGTAACCGCTGCGATTGGGGGAGCAAATCAACCAACAGTTGAGGAAGTTAGGAATATGGTAAGTTTTAACTTTGCTGCACAAAAAAGGGCAGTAACTATAAATGATTATAAATCTTTAATAGATACTATGCCTGGAAATTTTGGGGCACCTGCTAAAGTTTCTATAAGTGAAGTTGATAATAAAATAGCGATAAAGATATTGTCTTATGATCAAACAGGAGTGTTAACCCAAACTGTATCAAATAACTTAAAGACAAATTTGGCAACATATCTTTCTAAATATAGAATGATAAATGATTATATCTCTATTGAAGTGGCAAAAGTTATTGATTTAGAAT